TTCCGAGCTTCAACGATGAGCTTAGCAATGGGATGCTCATTCTCTTGGAGAAACTGTTTGGTGAAGCTTGGCGCGCCCTTTTCTGTTTTGGGATATCCAATATCCATACCATCAAAGGCTTTGGCGAGGGATTGCGCGGCCCAGATTTCAACGTTGGTTCCGGTAAGCCGTTTAATTTCCTGAAGAACAAGCTTTTCGCGTTTTAAGAGACCGTTGCGTGTGATTTCGACTTTATTCTGGTCAATGCGCACGCCCCGCATAGTCATGTCTACGAGGCATGGCAGGAGGTCCAGTTCCAAATCGGCGATGGTTGTTAGGTTTTCTTTACGGATTTGTCCGGTGAAGTAGTTCCACAATTCAAGAGTAAGCTCGGCGTCGGCCTCCGCGTAAGGTCCGACGTACATGGCGGGCATTTTCCACATCTCGGCTTTTGGGTCGATGCCGAACTCGCGGGCGGCCTCTACCAGACCCTTTTCCGATTTGGTTTTGTTAAGCAGGTCGTAGGACAGCGCGTTCAGGCTGTAGCTGAAGCGGTTTTCGTCCAGTAACGATGCGATGACCATCGTGTCGATGATCCGACCATTAACTTCAAACCCGGTAGCCTTAATCCATCCGAGGTCGTACTGGGCGTTGTGCATTACCTTGTCGGCAGGGCACTCAAACACCTTTTTGAGCCATCGGGACACGATGCGCTCGTCGAGATTGCCACCACCGAAATGCTTTACAGGCAGATAACCAGACCACCCGTCCACGGCGAGGGCGTATCCTACGATGAACCCGTCTTTGGTCGGCCACCCTGGACCGTTTGATTTCAGGTTTGGGTCCGACGTTTCAACGTCGATTGCAATTGTTTTTGCTGACGTGATGTCGGGCAGCTCCAGCGGGGGGACCCATTCGCTTTTTGGCGGAAACATCGCCATTTGCAATTTAGTCAACCTGTTTTTCCTTCAAAGCGAACTCAGCACCGAGGGCCGTGTACCCCGCCTTATCGACCCAGCTATCTTCATGATCCAGAGTGGATAACAACCGGCAGGTCTTGAGCCAATCCATCATGAGCGCGACGTGTGCGGGTGTCAGATATCCAGAATTTGACAACGCTCCGCGCATAATCACGTTCCAACCCTCTGCAATCCGAGCATGGTTTTCATAAGCGTCGCCATAATCTGTAGCCCGTTGACCGTTAATTAGCTTTTCAGCTTTCGATAGGACTTGTTCACGGTTCATATGTAGTAGCTCCTTGCTGCATCTTCGGGTTCTACGAGGACAAGGGTGTCCTTGGTTCGAGTAATTCCGACATAAAACACCCTGTGCATGTCGTCCGGATTGCGCTGCATGTCATCATCTGCGGCTTTAGTCAGGCTAGTGTAGAGAACAACGTTGTCGGCTTCGCCGCCTTTTGAACCGTGGATCGTGGACAGCGAAATCCGGGGTTCGGCGTTGAACTTTTCGCCGCGGCGCAAAAGAGCCGTAACATACGCCCTGTCGGTCTCCGGAATTTTATCCAAAGCTTCTGACCAAATCATGGATTGATCTGCCAAAAGCCCATGGTTTTCCATCAGCGCGGACATACTAACAACGTCGTCGTCCTCTAGGCCTGTCAGCTTCTTAAATCCGCGCTTTATCCGCGTCCCGGCAGACATAAAAGCATAAACCTGCCGCGCTAGCACAACAGGGATTGAATGGCCCCGGCGTAAAGTCTCCCACCCGTTCACGGCATCGGATAATTTCTTGCCAATGGACCGCGAGCCGCGGTAATTAAACAAATATCCGCCGGATTTAAGCCACGCGGCGGCGTCTTGCAGCATGTATCCCGCTTGAGACAGGATGAGCCATTCGCCACTGCTCATGTCTAAATATTCAATGCCCGCCACAGTTTGGACGTGCCCCTCCTCGGGTTTTGGTTCGTACCTCTTTGGGAACCGGCGGTTAATGCGACTGGCGACGGTCTGCGCGACGGCATGAACTCGACGCGGCACACGGTAGGATTGAGAAAGCGTTTCTGAACCGCCGGGGAGGTTGATGAAGTGGTCAACGTCGGCACCGGCCCATCGGTAAATCGCTTGGTCGTCATCTCCTGCGCAATATGTACGAGTGGAATTCTCGTCGAGGATATGCGCGAGGTCCCATTGCAGCGGGCTCAGGTCTTGAGCTTCGTCGATGAAGCACAGGTCGAAATGCGGGCAGGTCATAGGCGCGGACCGTATAAACTCATCCAGCATATCTGTGAAGTCATAAAGGCCCATGTTGCCCTTGTATGCCTCCAGGCTTGTAGCAACGTAATTCACGACGTTCCACGACTCGTACAAATTGCTTTCGTTATATTGGTCTCTCAAATCCACCTTCCGCAGGCGGGCGAGGTTGATAACGTTCAGGATGGGGTTTTTGTTCGACGTAATGGCAGTTATGTCTTCCTCGAACGCGCCTACTTGGGTGGAGCTGTAAACCTCTACGCCTATCGTTTCCGACAGCTCTCGGTAGTGCTCCTCCTGCATAACCTGCTCACTACGGATATTGCTCAGAGACATGGCTAAAGAGTGCAGCGTTCGGAAGTAACTCAAGTCTTTCTTAGGGTCGAGGTTAAAACGCGCTGCGGCACGGTCCTTGGCCTCATTAGCAGCCTTGCGGGTGAAGGCTAAGAACGCAATCTTATGCGGGTGTACGCCGCTCTCCAGGGCTTCATCGACCATGTTAAGCAGCGTAGTGGTTTTTCCGGTGCCGGGCGGTCCAAAAATGCGAAACATTACTGTTTCCTGCCAAAATAGTCCGGTCGATTTTCTAAGATCGCATTACCTTCCAGAACAATTTGACGAATCCGCTCTCGACTAAGACCAAACCTCTGGGCGATACTGGGCAGCGTTCTTTTCTCTAAAACGCGCATCCGCCAAATATTCCAATTCCTCTCCCGGTATATCTTTCGAAAGTCCTCCATCAGAACGGAACCTCCGCCTGACGTTTTAATCGAGACGTGTCGAAAACCATATCGGCGGTTTCAAAGGCAGGTATTTGCCACACGCGAACGGATCGGCCTTTGATCTTGAGGACGACGCTGTTGCCGTTGATGTCGCGCAGCCGTTGCGCAATCCTATGACTTTTGTACTCGAAGAACTTATTTTTGCGCAGATGCGCCTCAAAATCCTTCAGCCGGAAGAAAGTCTGGTTCTTTTCTTCGTCGGTCCACGGACGTCGCAATAATATTTCTTCTTTGTCCTGAGCCTGCTGTAGGTGTCGGCAGAACTCTTCCAAGAAGTCGTAGAACTGACCGCTGATGCTGGCGTCCTGAGCCACTTCTATGATGGCACTTTCGTTGTCCCTCATCTCGGTTAAGAGCGCGCCAATGCGTGCTTCCCATTGTGCCCTGGGCACCGACATAGGCATAAAGTTGAGCTGTTCCATGCAGGCTTTTTGAAAGACCGGCTGGTTCATTAAAGCGTCAGTGTCTAACTCCAACGGCTCCCCGTTCACGTCCATGAACCAAACAGGGGGGTTGGAATTATACTTACGCAAGTTGGCTACTGTAGCGCCCGCTACCGCCGCCCCTATCCCAAACTTTTTTGTTCGGCACAGGTCTTTGTTGCAATGCGCGTTGATAGGGCTGTCAGAGCACTTGTAGACATAGTCTTTGCGCTGTAGCTGCTTCGCGACAATGTTAACCTCGTTCAGCGGCAGCGGCGGCTCAAGGTAGTCCATGTTGAACCGCAGTATCTCGGACTCCCAGCTATCTGGGTAAGCTTTGCGCAGGTAAACCCCCAGGTTAAAGAGGCCGTTGTTACGACCGCCCTCCGAAATCTTTAAGTTACACAAAATCTGCAAGCACGGCGGACCGTCTTTCAGGTGGTCTGTTTTTCCAGACGTCTCGACTTGCAGCTTTAAAATCTGCTCGGGAGTTTGAACATGAGCCTCATACAGCCCAAAAAACTCGTCTAGCGTCGCGGACGTGCCGTCGTCTAAAAACCCATACCGAAGACCCGCCTCGTGATCGAAGTAAGGAAGGTTCAGGAAATTCCCTACATCCCCTCGGTCCAAGTGCAAACGTATTTGCTTGGGGAAAATCTCGCTTTCACCGTAGCCCAGGGCCGCAGACATGTGTTGCAGAGCCTTCTGCATGTCAGCCGCGGCAATCCAATCCTTAGAAAACAGAAAACAGTGCGCGCCACCAGACTTTGATCGGCAAACCACCAGCGGCAACTTCATCCGCCGTATTTTTTCAATCAGCATTTTGTGGTCTAGGGGGTACTGGTCGATATCAATGCACCCCCACTTGCTTTTGTTGTCGGCGTTAATCGGAATAATTCCAATGCCCGCACCGTCACCGTTTAGGTGACCCTCCCAAAGCTTCGTGGTCCGCGGTTCGCGCAGGATTCCTGCCTTGCCTTTGGCCTTTCCGTTTGACCCGGTGCTTTCAATTTTGAAGTAGCCGTAGGCTTCCTTCAGGCCATCGAATATGGCCATGAATTTCTTGACTTGCATGTGCGCCTCAGAAAAACGTGGCGGGACCGAAGCCCCGCCACTTAGGATCAGAACGGAATGTCGTCGTCTTGCGCTGCGGGCGACGCGCTTTCGTCCGAGTGCTTAACCTGAACGTCTCCCAGGCTGATGCTCGCCGCAAATCGTTTAGCCCGCTGGTAAATATCAACGCTCTGAACGGGTCCTTCGACGCTCATCTCCCAGCCATGCCAGGACCCTTTGGAGTTCTCCTCCAAAATGGTTTTGAGGCGGTAGACGTGACTGAAACGAGGCGGAGTGAAAGGTCCATTCTTACCGTTCATCGTCCGGCTGGCCATCATGCTGTTCCACTTACGGCTCTTTTTGAGCTGAGTAGATTTCATAGCAATTAGGGCCGTTTCAGCACTGCCATCTTCGTTCAACACGATGACAAAATGTTGGTGCGTCTCCTCGATATATTCACCGGAGCCGTCGGCGACGTAGTCCTTATTGTCGTCCGAAGACCGCTCGGTCCGAGGACGGGTATCACCCGGCTCGTAAATAGCGCTCGGTGCGCCCGTTCCAGAGCCCCGTGGTGCCCACTGAATGAAGCGTCGTTGGTACGCGGCAGGAATGACGGAGATACCGTCCTTGCCTTTGTAAACGGCCCCTGTGACGGTGTTGTAGATGTCGCCCTTTCGAGCGTCATCACGTTCGTCCAGAACCGGGTCGTTACCGCTGAGAACTTTAAGAAACGGCAGGGCAAGGTCATCTTGGCCCATGTTTTCCATGCCTACACCGGCATCCGCTTCAAAAAGGCTTTCGTCTACGACGGATACGGCGTTATCTTCGTTTTTAGCCACAGCTTTTGCCATGTTATTTACTCCTCTTAATGACAGCGCGATGGCCTATCCAAGCGCCAAACAAGTCCATTGGAAACTCATCACCAGCCTCCACGCGCTCTTTCACAAAGGCGCGCAAAGTCTGAGAGTGGATTTCGGTTTTCTGCTCGGGCGCGTAACCCTGTTGAGCAGCGAGAGCCGTGAACGACGCGGCAAGTTCGTCTTCGCCACGACCAAAGCGAACATTTACCTGATTTTTAATAATGTCGTCGTAGTTGTGATTTCGAAGCCACTCGTAAGCGGTTTCCCGATTGGCAACCAAAATCGACGCACCGTAGGTTTGCTTGACCTCAACGGTGGAACCGTCGTCAAGTTCAAACTTGTTGATGCCGACCTCTTGCAGGAGAGCCGGAAGCTCCTCGTCCGTGAGCTTCATCAAAGACTTCTTTTCGGACTTGAGCGTTTGCTCCAAGTCAAAGATCAGCTCTTCTTTTTCGCGGATAGATCGTGCGATCCCCGCAACGCTGGACAAATCCGCCTGATCGACATTTTCGACAGATTGCGAATTTTCCTCTTCCATTAGGCTAGTAAGATCAGTCATTCGTAGTCCTCTTTTCGCTGTTGTAGGCCGTGTCCGACCTTGACAAAGACTGATATTATCTTATACCAATGGCGTGTCAACCTGTTTTTAGGAGATTGTTTGAAATGACCGGCTACGAGTTCAAAACGAAACCCTATGAGCATCAAGAAAAAGCTCTAAACATCTGTTGTGACTCAACTTTTTTTGCTCTTTTCATGGAGATGGGGACAGGTAAGACAAAAGTCGCCATCGACAATATGGCGATACTATACGAAAAAGGTGAGATAACTTCGGCACTCGTCATAGCTCCAAAAGGCGTTTACGATAACTGGGTACGCAACGAAATCCCCACCCATCTTCCGGAAAGAATAAACCGGCAGGTCATGCGTTGGGTTCCGAAAAAAACTAAGACATATGAATCGGAACTCGTAGATTTCGTGCTTTCAAAAGAAGGCCTGTTGAAGATATTTGTCATGAATGTTGAGGCGTTATCCACGAAACGTGGCGTGGAGGCCGCGGAAGCGTTTTTGCACCAAAATCCAGACAATTTTGTCCTCGTGGACGAATCCACCACCATAAAAAACAGAAAAGCCGCTCGTACAAAAAACATCATGTCACTTAGGGTGCTATCTAAATATCGACGCATCCTGACAGGGTCACCCATTACGAAGAGCCCGATGGATTTGTTCAGCCAGAGCCTGTTCTTGGACAAACAAGCCCTAAACTACAACAGCTATTTCGCGTTCCAAGCCCGATATGCCGTGGTCCGTCAACGATCCGTGGGGCACCGCAGTTTTCAAGAAATTGTTGGATACCGTAGGTTAGACGAACTGTCCGAAAAGCTGGACCAGTTTAGCTACCGCGTGCTCAAACAAGATTGTCTGGACTTACCGGAGAAAGTATTTGTCCGGCGCGACGTCGAATTAACTAAAGAGCAGCGGTCCGCATATGACCAGATGGTGGTATGGGCCTTGGCCGCGCTGGGCAATGGCGAAGTTGCGACCACGTCGAACGTACTGACGCAAATTATGCGCCTGCAACAAATTTGCTGCGGTCACATAACGACCGACGAAGGTGTTCTAAAAGAACTGCCCAACAACCGCTTGTCTACTTTGATGGACTTGGCCGAGGAAGTGCAAGGCAAAGCTATAATTTGGGCGACATACACTCATGATATCCAGAGCATATCTAATGCACTCAGCGACCGTTTCGGACCGGATTCGGTGGCTACATATTACGGAGAAACGCCGCAGGACGAACGGCAGCAGATCGTTAATTGGTTTCAGGACGAAAGCAGCCCGCTTCGGTTTTTCGTCGGACAACCTAGAACCGGCGGATATGGCATTACGCTGACCGCGGCAAACACCGTCGTTTATTATAGCAACAGCTACGACTTAGAAATTCGCCTTCAATCGGAAGACCGAGCGCATCGCATTGGTCAAACCAACAAGGTCACATACGTGGACCTTGTATCTCCAAAAACCGTGGATGAAAAGATTTTGGAAGCTCTACGAGATAAAATTATTCTCGCGGGCGAGGTGCTTAAAGAAGAGGCTCGGAAGTGGCTGACCTAAACGAGATTGGAAAACCCGCCTGCTTTTTCTTCGGCGGCCCGCGCCAAAAGTTGTTGGGTAAAATCAGCCCCCGCGGAAGGGTTGAAGTCGAAATAATCAGGCCTTTGCATGTATTCCGGCACAGCCAAGTATTCTGTGTTGTTTAATGGCGCGCCGCCCGGTGCCCGGATAGGGCGTGGAGACCGTACCTGTGCCTGCGACACTGGTCTTTTCGGCATTGTCACGGGAGAAACAGACCCTTCTTTTGTTTCAGCGGCATATGCTCCGATCCCGCCATCTACAGGTTTTTTTAAACTCAAAATTCCTGCGTCTTTTGCCAAAACTTCAGGGGGAACAGACATAACGGCTGTCGGGGGAACAGACATAACGGCTGTCGGGGGAACAGACATAACGGCTGTCGGGGGAACAGGTTCCGAAGGAAAAGCATTTACTAACAAAGTTTGGAAACGAGCCCGGCTCCCGTATTTTCCTAAAATAAAATCTTGCAAGTTGTCCATTTGTAACCGAAGAGACTTTAAATCGTCAGGTGTTTTTTTGCCCGTGTTAACCGCGTCTTCTTCGAGGTTAATAATGTTTGTTAGTTCTTCCAGTTTTTTGTAATCGTTATAAACGTCCTCTCCCTCGACAACCGATTGTAACTCTTCCAACGAGCTACGCTTAACCGGAACTGCATTGCCCTCGACAAACATAGGGGGCGGTGCGCTTTGCATCCCCTCCGGTGGAAAAAGGTCTCCAATGCTCATGTGTACAAACTCCCAATCCCGGTCATCAATGTATCACCAGGGAACAATTGCTGCATCCGGGCACGTTGTTGCGGGTTTGCCGCGCCGGTGATTGGGGCAGGAGCCGCGGGCCGCGGAGCGGTAGCTGGGGGACGGTAAAGACCGCGGGTCTTTATACGATCTAAACGAGACTTGTTTTCGGGGCTAAGGAGCTGCATATAATACTTACCCGGTCCGCGTTTCGGGTCGTATGCAGGAGGAGTTGATCTAGCTCGTTCTAATTCCCGTTGAGCCTCTTGAGCTGCTTTAAGACCCGGACTGTCCGTTTCAGGTCGAATAGCTTCTCGGGGCCCCGCGGGAAGAACGGCCCTTAAAGGCCTTGCTGCGTAATCAACTCCAATGTAACCCAATTTTTGAAGTAAAGTGCCGACTCGTTTAGCAATTGCAATTTTGCGCCGCTTTTTACTGGGTTTTTGCAGCATCAAAGCGAGCAATTCGGGGTTGGACAAAAGTTCCATCGTCAAATCTGTTCGAAGAGCTTCTGGAACTCTCAACATTATTTCTTTCATGGCCTTCGAACCGGCCCCAGCCGCTTTAATGGAGCCCGTCCCTGACCCGCCCAGCTTTGCATAAATTCCAGTACCCACGGCAGAGCCCACCAAACTGGCGTACAAGTCCAAAATAGGACCCGCGGTTTCCACAATTTCGCCAGCCTGACCCGTCATTTCTCCGGCTTCATACTTAACCATCTGACCGACGACTTCTTTAAATCGTTTGTCTTGACCCGGTGCCCAAAGATTATTTTGCACCATCCAATCGTTAAGGTTTACGTTAGCCTCAGACTTTGGAAGTTTTTGGAAAAAACTGTCATACAAACTGCTCGCACTGAAACTTCCAGACTTTGAAGCACCCGCTTTTGTGGCGGCATATTCTAATATAGCAGACCGCATCCCGCTACGAGCTTTTTCGGCCAATTCCGGGTCGGCACCGTCGTCAATCATTTTCAACATACGATTGAGGTTTCTGAGCGGGAATTTGCCGGTAATAGCCCCGCCTATTATCGCAGAAGGACTTTCTGTACCAAGAATGCGTTGCGTAAATAGTCCGTCCGCATCTCGCATCTTGGGGTTCATGATATTGTAGAAGCTCAATTGAGCCTCTTCGTCTTTAATTGCAGATTTTGCTGCGGCGGTGTCGGTGCGTAAAACAACTTGAGCGTCTTCTAAATTCTCCAGAGATTTCTTAACATCTGGAAAAAGGTCTAAGACTTCTTGATTATTGGCAACAAAAGCATCCAGTTTATTTGGATTTATTTCGCCGGTTACGGGGTCAAGCGCTGCGAACCGGGCATTCCGGTATATTTGTTGTGTTGTCCCGCGAAGAGAAGAAACAACTTCGTCCGCTCCCTCCAAATCCTGTTTCTTTAAAAAATCCCCCACGCCTTGAATTTCTTTTAAGCGCAGATACGTGGGATCGTTCCCACCTTGAAGCAACCGTGAGGCTATAAGTTCCGGAGCAAGTTGTTCTGCCCCGGTTTTGTCAGTGCGAAGTATTTTACCGCCGAATGCGCGCGTAAAGACATCATTTAAAGCTTTGGAGTAGGCGCGAGCAGCATTAAAACTAAGAACAAAATCGTCCGACCGGTCAAAAAGATCGCCTTGCGCACGAGCTGAACCTACCTCTAGTAAATCCTTTAACAAAGCCTGTTCCATCTGGCTCGCAACATGAGCTTTTGCAGCGTCCGCACCCACACCGCTTTTATAATTCCTAACTTGGTTCAAAGCCATTCTTCGCAGGTCGGTAAGTTCTTTAGTGGTTAATTCCGCGCTTTTCTCAATGGGATTACCGTTGGCATCTATTGCGTAACCCAACTCGTTTCTTTTACGAGTAACAAACTTATTTAAAGCGGGAAAGGCTTCTAATAGGTCGTCGCGCGCTTCTTTCGTTATGTCCGTCAGGCTATCCCACTTAGAAATGAACGCTGGAACGTTTTCGGCGTCCGTAGGAACGACAACTTCTGGAATTGATCCCCAAAACTTGTTTTCTTGACGTCTAGCGGTCGACATCCCCTGAACGGTAACATCAAAAATTATGTTAGAAAGTTCCATGTTAGTAGACGGGTTGTCGCCGCCCACCGCTTTTGCCGCATTCAAAACGTTATCAGCGGCTTGTCTTAAAGAATTTTGAATACCTTCGGTAAAGATGCGTTCGGTTAAATCACCCGCAGCTTGTAAAGCATCTTGATCGCCGGTTCGCGCCATCACCAAAATAAGGTTTTTAAGGGCTTGTGATGCTTTTTGGGAGCTAGATGACCGCTGGGCCCCCAGCTTTCCAAGTTGGTCAATCTGCGTTTCAATAGCATACAGCACGGGATTACCCGTTTTCCCCGCCGCCGTGAAGGCAATGGGTTTCCCGTTTTCATCCACTAAATCCCGAGTAAATTTATCGGAACCCAGACTCTCAATCAGGTCCTGCATTTGCTCTTGAATAAAACCGGCCTCGGCTTTTTCCCGAATTTCCTCTAATTGCTTAGGGTCTGTAACGCCATCGGCGACCTTAGCGGCATCTACAGCGGCCTGACCAACTTCGGCCTCTTTACCCATTTGAGCAAAATAAATTTCTAATTCTGTGCGGATATTGTCTACGCCGGAGCGCTGACGAGACGTTTTCAAAACGTTTAATTTATCTCCAAGGTTTGACAAACCGGACCTAGCGCCTTCCACCGCTGCTCCGGAAATACCCCCTTCAGAATTACTGATTTTATTAAAAAATTTAAAAACAGAGCTTAACCCACCCAACGAAGCCATGGCGGCCGGGCCGACAGGAGTTCCTGCTACCCCGAAAGCTATTTCGGAAAGAATACGGGCACCGACGTTATCGGGAAAAAAGTCTTCCGCAAAACCCGCACCCACGGTGCCACCCGCCGTGGCTCCCAGACCAAGCCCAATTTCCAGTCGGGGGTTATTTCTAGCCTGAGCCGCGGTCCGACCTAAAAACCTCTCGGCACCCAATGCTAGGCGCGCGCTCCGGGGCGCTTTTTTGACCCCCATTGCAGCCAAATTAGTTACAAGTTCCGCGGCACCCAAACTAACGCCTTTTGGAATCGTCCACGGAGTGGCCAAAAACACTAATCCGCCTGCCGCTGTTTTACCCATTTCAGCCGCAACGGTCTCGCCAGGATACCGTAAAGGCTCTTTTCCAAACACTTCATCGCTAAGACGTTGTGCGCCTTCGGCACCCGTATATGCGCCCACCACACCTCCCAAAATACCGGCCCCTAATTTACCGACAGGGGGGAGGGGAGCGCTTGCGCCCAGCCTTGCGCCGTATGCCATACCGGCTAAAGTTCCCGCGGCCGCAGGCGCTTCCCTGGCAGCTTCGGTCCTAAAGGACTCGTAAATATCTTGGTCGGAAAAAGTCCGACCTTCGGAGTCCGTGACAAAAATACTTAATATTTGTTTGTCCGTAAGCCCCCTGTCCGCTGGCGACGTTTTTGCTATGTCT